AGCAGGGCGCTGAATAGCCTTGAGCCGCAAGCCCAAGTCGTTAACCACCCTTTCATACACAGCAGGATCTGCATCTGCTGATATGCCATCGTCACCACCATAAACACCCAACGCGGCATAAGCCGCAACGGGGGGGAATCCCATCTGCCGATAAACGCAAAACGCTACGAAAGCGTTGTCGACAGAGTTCATGATGGACGTATCGGCGGCGCCTGACAGGCGGCCGCCATCTGGATCATACCGAACACCAGTAGTGGTGCGCCCCATGGCCGATACCATGGCCGAATGCACTCGGCGAATGGTGTCGTGCTCTATGGGAGCGTATGCACGGAGGAGCAATTCCAACTCCATTGCATACAAGGCATGTGAATGTGTACCGTCAAACCGAGAGAAATCCGTCTCGGTTAACGTTTTGGCGGCGGCTGCGACGACATGAACGCGGCGCGCCACTAAATCCGGATGCAGGCCAAAAGCATACCAACATGTGCTTTTGAGCATCGCAGCGAACGGCTGCGTATACTGGCTATAGAGCAAACAATGCTCCGTAGGAAGAGTGGAAATATTCCGCGGATCCTTGTAATCCGGATATATTTCCGCCTTCTGAAATGACTTCACAGTAACTGCGGGTGAGGCTAACCACGCCCCAAGCATAGGCGCGGCTGCAAGGTTATTCAATACCTGCGTCGGTCGACGCTGGCTAGCGATGACATCACTTACATCGCAGCGTGATATTGAGTGTGGTTGCGGCACAAGACGCTGCGCAAACTCCGAGGCATACACCATGTATCGGGGCAAGAACTGCAGTTGGTCATTCCGTACACCGTCAATGCGCTTCTCGATCGTCCATTCCTCATTAGCACGGGAACGAACGGGAGCAAAGCCGGTGGGTATAACGGGTGGGGCAATCACAGTGGCTGTGAGTTTCTCCGCAGGTAACAGTTGCGGAAAAGGGAGCTTCCTATACGCGGCTAGGTTGTCGCGCTCAACAAACGGCGTGTGCCACGAAACATCCTGGGGCATGGCACACGGGTAACATTGAAGGATAACTGCTTGTGCGAGACGCACATCAGAGCCAAAATCTGGGGCAAGCAAGGTGACTAGATCATGAAACTTGATCTTCCCCAACGACACACGGGCACACAGAATTGCCTGCAAGTTAGCTGACAACCGTATGGAAGCGTAGTGTTCGGGAATGCCCAAGGATAAAACCGCAGCTGAGCCAGCATGACGTATCATGGCTGAAGCGCGGCGCTCACCCTCCATAGTGTCAACCATATGTACGAAATTGTGACGGCGCAACGTATGCGCAGGTACACTATCCGCAGGGGCGACAGCAATGGCTTTCGGGGTGAGCATGATGATAGACCAATGCTCATTCACAGGCACGCTCTCCACAGCGTACGTTATGCGAATGCCTGGGTACACAGCATCGAACGCATCGATATTGTAATCCCACAGGTGATGGCGATAACGCCCACCTCCAGAAACCGACATGGAAATGGTGCCATCAAGATTGGTAGTCCACTGCGTTTCTTGGAACGTTCCGCAGGGATCTTTAGGGGTAAACGAGAACAGCACGAATGGCCGAGCCATCCACAAATACTGCAGCCAATCCACATAATAATCAACGTTCGTCATCTTGATTACATGAAATGGTTTGAGCGGATCGGACCGCTCCGGCGCGTGACGATCGGCTGCCCAATAATGAATGAGGGAGCCCGATAAGCCGGCCGCAATGTCGCGTGACGACATCTGGATGCAATAAGGTTCATACCCTTGGCTAACAACGAACATGTTAATAGCGGAGTCCGCAACATTGCGGGACACGGCGGCCAGGGGATGAGAATGCTGTGTAGGGGCGCTAGATGCAACAGGTATAATCAAATCACGCAGACGAGTGCGGAGTGAGTACGTTTGCATGAACGGAAAAGGCGTGCGGGCCGAAACCCGAAATGCACACCAGAAGAACGCGCGGAAAGTCCAACTAGCCATCCAAAGATACCCAGCGATATCATAATCTGCATCAAATCCAAGCGAAATGCCGTAATTCACGAACGAGAACCAGACAAGGAACTCACATAACGGTTGGACAAGCAGATACCAATAAATTGGCAAGGAGGCTAAATGCCACAACAGGTTGAACCAATGCACCCTGGTACCACTCCACCACGAAAAGGCAAGTTCATCGACTTGCGCATCAAACGCGGGTGAAGGGTAGAAGGCACGACGCAGCCCGAGAGAAGCCGGGGGTTGTGGGTTCATTAACTGTGGTGACCACCAATGACGCACAAATGTAACAAAGCGCGTGAGCCAAAGCTCAAGATGGGAAAGAGGAGACAGGACAGCCGCCGGAGGGCGGCGCTCGAAGGTTCGGGTTTTAACGCGAGAACGTTCGTGCACGAAGAGGGTTTTATGCTCTGCGATTTTTGAAGTTTTGCCAACACACCGACAACAACAGAATGCTGAATGCATGGTGGCAAGGGTTGACTAAGCCCGGAG